TCATGCTAGAGGTGTCAAGATGCACTGCACATTCCGCAAGTATCGCAATGGTTGTATCACCTATGAAGTGCTGGGACCTATTGAACCCAAACCATTCGGCGAAAAGATTGACAAGTTTGGCCGTATGAGACCCGAGATCATTAAATGGACTGACCCCAGAACAGGTGAACAAATTGTGCAACGCGATGACGGCACAATGACTCCTGTGGGACGCAGACTCAAGGCCATGATGCAGACCATGAAGTACAATGATTCAAACCAATGGGTACGCTATATTGATCGTGAGTTTATAAGTCTAGACCAACGTGCGGCACAGAATCCCTGGGACTTGACCAATGACCGCTGATCACAATCTGCGTGATGGCATGATCAATGCCGCTGTGGAAACACGGCGTGCGGATGAAACCAAGATAATGCAAAAGGTCAACGCAGTAAATCGCGAGGCCTTTTTGCAACGTTTCCCTGGCCAACTGGAACATGCCATGCGTCTCATAACCGAACGCTTGCAACACTGCTTGAACAAAACAGACGGCACTGTGCTGGGCAATCCCGACACATGGTCAGCCACACCATTTGAACTGGAAGCATTGACACAGAGTCTCTGGCATCTTGAACAAGTGCGCCATACCTGGCCCATTGATGGCCCTAGATAATGCTAGACCCAGGCGTGCTCATGCGTCGTGCGGTACGTTGGGTGTGCGATGCCAATCAACTCACACCCGAAAACCTGCACCTGTTGGATCATGAATCTCAAGAGACCTTGAGAGACCTTGCCATTGCTGTGGCCGATGACATGGCCACCAATCAACTCAAGTACTTCAGACCATTTGATCACCAGAAAAGTTTCTTTCAAACAGTTAGCGACCGTAGAGGTATTCTTGCCGCAAACAGAATTGGCAAAACGGTAAGCACCTGTTATGAAACTGCCATGCACTTGACTGGCATCTATCCTGCGTGGTGGACTGGACACCGCTTTCGCAAGCCTATAACTTGTATGGTAGCAGGCGAAGGATGGAGTCAAGTTGCTCTAGTGCTACAACAAGAACTGCTGGGCTCACCAGATGTCAAACTGCGTGATGCACTAGGCACAGGAGCCATTCCCAGAGATTGCATTGTTCAAGATACCATGCGTGGCGATGGTGCCAATTGTATAGGTATTGAGATCCGGCACACATCAGGTGGCAAGAGTTACCTGCTGTTTGCCAACTACACACAAGAGGTGCGACAGTTGCAAGGATTTAAACTGGACCTGGCTGTGTTTGATGAACAACCACCTGATGACTTCTTTAGTGAGATAGTTACTCGAACTGCCACCACACAAGGCATGATCCTGTGCAGTTTCACACCCTTGAAAGGCTTGAATGGTCTTGTATCAAAGTTTTGGAACCGTGAAGAAGGTTATGACTACATTCGTGTGTCCTGGGATGATGTGCCCGAGTATGACCTATGGGGTGAACCTTTCTTGCTCAACACCACACGCAGACAACTGGAGCGGGACTACTTGCCACACGAACGCGATGCCAGAATGCAAGGGCGACCTATCATGGGCAAGGGTGCTGTGTTCCAACTTCGTGACTGGCCAACCTACAAGTCAGGAGACTTTAAGTTTGCTGAAATGACCAACATTCAGCGTGTTATTGCGCTTGACCTTGGTCTAGTAAACGACAAAACAGTTATCAGTTTGATGTACTGGGATCCGTATGAACGGTCAGCCTGGTTGCATCGACAGATTGTGGTTCAAGGAGTTGAGGAAGCAGTTCCCACACAGTATATCAACCACCTATTACGTCCAGAAGTTTATGGCACTCCAATTGTTTTACCTGCTGATGCATCCACACCAGGACGCTACACCATGTCAAGCACAAGTATCCGAGAACTCTTTGAGCAATACGAACTCAACGTGATAGATGGAGCCATCATGAATCCACCAGACCCACAAGGTCGTGTGACCAATCACAAGTCCTACGGTATCAACCAGATGCGACAGATGTTGGAAGTGGGATCATTAATGGTGAACGAGAACTGTGTGGACTTCTTGAGAGAAGCCAGCAACTACTATGTGGATCAACAGGGTCGCTTCAGTGATCCCGACGACTGCATTGATTCTGCTCGTTATGCCATCCTGGCTTGTTTACAGGGCATAGCCGAACCCTGGGACAACAAGAGTCCGGCTCAGCGCATGGCCGCACAACGCGATAGATATGTTCAACGTGATGAAAATTCAAAACCTGCTTGGAAACGAGCCTACACAGCAAACTAACATGAAAACAACGGATGAATACGGACAAGCCTGGAACTCTGTTCCTAATGCCACACACATAGCAGTGGTAGATGATCAAGGTGCCACCTTGTTGTGTGAGAGTCATATGAACGCAATGCGGCACACGCTGACCTCAGCACATGTGCCGTTTGAAATATATGAACTGCCAGAGGATGAAGAGCCTGTGGCGTGTCAAGCCTGTCACTTGGTGGAAGTGAATCGTCCCAAGATAATCCTGCATTGACCCCCCTCTTAGCCCTGACCGCTAAATAACACAACAGATTAGGAAAACCACCGTGCTGGACATAAAAAATATTCCCGTTGATGATATCAACCAAAACCGTAAGATCAACGCCAACTTTGTGCGTATGAAAAACCTGATGGATGTGAAAATGGCATCCTATCTACGCTACCTAGGAACCAAGAATGCTATCAATAGAGCAAGCGATTATCATTATCTGTGCCTTGCTGTCACTGATTCTACTGCGCCTGTAAACGGCATAGATTATATTCACCCTAGTGTGAAACCAGTAGTGGATTACGCTACCGCAGTGATCACAAAAGGACTGTGTCCCAACGGTGAAGTCAATTTTGAATTTATTGCAGATGGTGAATCGGATGAAGAAGCCGCACGACAGGCCAGCAATATGGTCAGCCAGGTGATCAATGAAATGAACGATCCACACTTTATTCTAGAGCGTTGGGTCATGGATGCCAACATGCACAAAAACGGCATGATGATGGTTATGCCTGTGCGCGAACCCATCACACGCTATGTGGAAACATCAGGCACAGCAGATCAACTGCGAGCCTTTGAACAACAAGCCAGTGATAGTGGTCTAACTGCATTACGTCAAAGTCGTAGACGCACCAATGTAGACATGCAAAAGGTCATGGCCGAAGTGCAACAACTGCTGGGCGATCATGCTCAAGAACACATGCAAGGCCTGGTGGATCGGCATATTGAAGGCATGACTCAAGACCTTACACCAGAAGACATGGCTATAGAGCAGACTGAAATGCAAACAGGCAATCTTGACACACAAGAACAAATCCTAAACGAAGCCATCACACGCAACACCATCTACACAGCCAAATACAAACTTACTGGCTACAATCTCAAAATCAAATTCAATGCAATTGCACAGCATTACTGGATTTGTGATCCCACTGTGGCTGAAATGCGTGATCAACCTTTCTGTGGTTACTATGACCCAATGACCATTCAGGAAGCCTATGAATTGTATCCAGGCTTGGATCTAGAAGAATTTGCACGCCATGCGGAATACAACATGAATGGTGCGTATCAAGCAGGTTCAGTCCTGAACAACCTGGCCATACACGCACGTGATTCAGTGCCTGTGATGGGTATACCTGTAGATTCAGCGGCAAGTGCAGATCCTTACAGCCGTCAGATATCAATTGTCACAGTATGGAACAGATACGACATTGACGGTGATGGTGAACTGGAACTGGTGGAGTTGATCTATTCAGGCACATACATTATTTCAGCACGTGAAGTAGAGTTTATCCCTGTGGCCAACATGTGTCCCAAGCCCTTGCCCGGCAACTTCTATGGCATGAGCATTGCGGAGTCAGTAATTCCCATGCAAGAATACAACACATCAGCGGCTCGTGCAGAAATACAATTGGGCTTGCTCACAGCCACACCACGCATTGGTGTCAAACCAGATCGCTTGGACTTTGAAATGTTACAAGACGGTGAGTCAGCAATCTTTATCCTGGACTCCAAGTTTGATCCCACAAAAGATATCTATCAGTTGCCTCCTCCTTCAGGTAATTTGCAATTCTTGGAAGTGGCCATGAACCGCATACAACAGGACACCATGGCCATGGTAGGAATGACCACGCCAAGTGATGTGTTCAATCCTGAAGTAATGAGCCCTGGCAATTCAGGCATTAAACTTCAAATGGCTCTCACACCAAATCAGATCATTCAAGACAACACTGTGCGCAATGCCGCAGATGGCTTGAAAGAAGCCATATGGTTGGTGTGGCGTACCCTAATACAGTATGGTGATGACTACGGTGTGAAGAAATTGGCTGCCAAATTTCACCCAGATTCTAAGCCTGTGTTTATTGACTACCAGGCCTGGGACGACATGAACTTCTGTGACCGCAAACAGATTCACATGGAATTGGCGCTGGGCATGATGAGTGAAGAAAACGCACTGGGCAGATTGCAAATTATTCAGAAGTGTCAAACAGATCTCTACATGCAAGTGCAAGGCATGGCACAATCTGGCACCCTTACTCAAGAAATATTCCAGAAGGTCAAGAAACCTTTTGCGGATACCTTGTATGTGTTGGGTGTAAAAGAGTGCGACACTTACTTGCCAAGCGACGACGAAGTCAAACAAATGATTGCTCAAGGCGAAGCGGCTGCCAAACAGCGTGAACCAAGTGCCGAAGACAAGAAACGCCTGGCTGATGCACAACTTGCACAGGTCAAGGCAGAACAAATCAAGGCCGAGATGTCAGGCAACGACGCAGAGTCGCAACTGGACTACATGGCACTGGCACAAGGCAAACCAAAAGTATACAATTGATTTGATATTGGAAAGGAATTGATATGATAGAAACAGAAACAGTAGAGAGTTTTAACACAAGACTCACGGTAGACACCACAAATTTAAAGAAGTTGTCACCCTCACAGCGTGATCAAGTCAAAAACTATGGATCACAAGCAGAGGCCTTGATCAAAAATCGTGAATTGGCCATGTTTGTGCACCACTACAAGTTTGAATTGGCTGACATGCTGACCAGTATAACTGGCTATACAGATGCAGACAACCAACAACGCATAGCCATTGCACACCAACTCACAGGCATTGACCAATTTGTCACCAGCCTGCGTAGGGCTGTGTATCAAAAGAACAAAATGATCACTTTTGAATCGCAACCCCCAGCCCAAAACACTGGGTTTTAAACTACCGCACTAAATAACAGCACGATGGGTAACCGTAAGGCCCTGTCAACAATTAGGAAAACATATGATGACAACGATCACGCCTAATGCCCCCGAAGGCACGGCCAATGATGCAAGCGCAGTTCCAACCTTGGATTCAATAGCACAGAAAATGGCCGCAATGCGTAACCAAGTTCCTGCTACCAACACGACTGCAACAGGTAATGTGGAGAGAGAGGCAGATGCCACAAGCCCTGTGGAGCCAACAGGTTCCGAAGATGAAACCGACTATGTGTCGGATGATCAAGGCACTGAAGAGGACACCGCCCAGACTGATTCTGTAAGCGACCCAGACTCAGGTAGTACTAGCGAAGATTTAATTGACTTTATTGAATTTGCAGAAACGAACCCCAACGCTAAGTTTAAGTTCACACGCAATGGCAAGGAAGTGGTTATTGACGCCAAGAAAGCCGCAAGCATCCTGGGACAGGGAGGTGCCATACATGAAGAAGCACGCCAGTTAAAGGTAGAACGCAGTGA